GAGGCGAGGAATGGCGGCAGAGGCGCGAAACTGCACCTCCTTGCCGTCAACCTCGATAGTTTTTGTAACAGCCATATTGCGCCTCCTTACTCACCGGTAGCCGGTGTTGCAGACGGCTCATATACCGAGTCATACCAAGCGGTGTAGATTGCCTCCGTGGTATTGGTGCCGGTCTTGACCTTCACGATACCGGAAGGAAGCGGAGATGCCGTAAGTGAGAGCGTCTCGGTCTGCACCTCAGTAGAGTCCTCTTTGGTGCTGCCGGTAACGGAGGGACGGGTCGCGCTGCAGTAATACATGCAGTGGCGGATCTTCCTCTGGTCGCCGGAAAACTCAAAGAGCAGTGCGAAGTGCTCCGGCTCCACATCCTTGTTCTCCACGATGACGCCATTGGCATCCTCGGTCTCGTGCATGACATCTGTAAGAAAGCTCTCCGGAATCAGCGCCAGCTCAAAGTCGCCGGAATATCCGTTGTTGTTGGAGACCATGTAATATACGGAGTCATCCGCATAGAACGGTTCATTATCGCCCTCCGCGTCAAGTGAGAGGGAGACTGCGCCGGGCATCGCCACAGGTTTTGCAAAAGTGACGGTACCGTCCTCGCCAAGCGTAGCAATAGCATAGTGGCAGTTCTTCAGGCCAAATTTGACCTTATTCTTCTTGTTAGCCATAGTCGTTTATCCTCCTATAATCTGTGTTTGATATAAGACCTCGTACAGCTTCTCCGACTCGATCCACACCTCTGATTTCTCATAAGGCAGGTCGTGTGCGATTAAGATGTCCTCGATATGTGTTTCTGTCTCCGGATCTTTTGCGTCCGTGTATAATTCGATGTTCAGCTCATCAATCTTCTGGAACACCGTGTCATCCGCGAACATATTGTCAGAGCCCGGATATAGAAAAACGAGGAAGGGCGGGTCTGGCGACTCACCTTCGGCAAAGTGGTCGTAGGCGAGCGGTAGCCCGGCTTCCTCTAACATGGTGATTACTTCGTCGTATGTCATATCAGCCGCCTTTCAGTTTCTGTTCGATGGTCTTTACGAGCTTTTCGTTTCCGCGCTCCTCAGCGGCAGCAATATGAGGCTGCGCCGGTGTGCGGCCTCCGCCTCGCTTGGCGTGGCCATGCTCCAAGAGGTGCGCCAGCTGGTAGCGGTTCCTTGAATGCACCACAAGGTCAATGCTCTCTGCACTCTCATGGACGTTTTTGACTGACCAGCTTTTCTTGTATTTGCCAGTGTCAACCGGAGCGCCTGCCTGTATATCCTTGCGAACAGAAGTAGCAGTTTCCTTGACAGCGGCCTTCAGCTCGTCTGCAGCAAGGGCGGCATATTTTTCGAGTTCCTCCATAATGGCATCACTCATCTGATCGATTGATACATTCTGGCTCATGATTTTTTCTCCAGCTCACAGTTAAATTTCAGGCTGTTATGCTTATAGCCCATCGGATTCACATAGGTGATGTTGTAGGTGTGACCTTCTGCGATGATCCGGTATTTTGTCGATTCCACAGCCGCAAGCTCAGAGCAGTAGCGGCAGGTGAATGCGAGGGACTCTTCAGCGCGGATAACCACACCCGTGCTTTCAGAGCCTGTTCCTGTGCCTGTCATCGTGGTATTAGAGCCTACAGTCGCCCAGCAGGAGAAGTAGTCCGTCCAGCCGGTCTTGTGGTTTCCGTATTTATCCACGGTGACCGCGTTTTTCTGAAAGGTGACGCGCACCCGCATAGCCGCTATGTTCATCAGAAGCCCTCCTTCCGGGTGCCGAAGAGAAGATCGCGGAGTGTCATGTTTAACGCATGATGATCAGCTTCCTCTCTGTGCTCGTACAGATAGGCTACGGTGTAAAGTATGGCCACACGAATACGGATCAGTGCTTTTTCTTCATTTGCCATGAACTCATCATCCGTCTGCCTTGTGATGTCCTGCACCTGCTTGGTGGCGGCAGCAATCAGGCTTTCAATGAGCTCATCCTCATCGGAAGATGTGACGCGGAGATATACCTTTGTTTCTTCCAGTGTGATTTCCATGTCCGCCTCCTTAAGCAAAGCTGCCCGCAGAGAAAACATCCCTGCGGACAGCGGTCAATTTGTTATGATCACGCACCTTTGACAGCGAGTCCTTTTACAGCCTCCGGAAGGATGAGCTTGCCGTCCACACGCTCAGAAGCGAGGAAGCCGATCTGGCCATTCGCTGCATAGAGCTCGGACAGACGCTTGAAGGAGCGTCCCTGACGGTCAGCGATCCAGTAATAGCTGAAGTCGCCGAAAAGAATCGGCACATTTCCTGCAGCAAGCTCAGGCGCGTAGATGGATGTACGGTAAGGACGGTTCAGGATCGTGTCCGGCTGCCCGACAACAACAGAGGGCTGCCAGATAAAGTTTCCGGTATTGTCCTTGATCTTGCGCAGTGCCTTGATCGTAGTGTCGTTGAGAATCCAGATGGCCTTGTTCCTATAAACGCTGCGGAGGCTATGGAACAGATCCATAATGTCCTCGAAGCTGATCTTAGAGGCGTCATTGATCGTGGTAAGCGCATCAGTGGTTGCTGCCACTTTGGTGAATACGCCTTCGGGCTTCTTACTTCCGTCGCCGGTCAGGAAAGCCTCCTCCTCTGCAGCACCGATCCTGCGGGCAAACTCTGCGGAGATATAGTTTTCGAGGTCAAAGACGGAATCGTTCATCAGCTCCTCGGAAACTTTGATCGCAGTGCCCAGCTTATATGCGGACAGGCTGATCTGATCGAAGGTATCGTCGGATTCCGGATACAGGCCGTTTTCTTCCATCCAAGATGCAGTACCATGAGAGGCGACAACCGGGATGGTGTGAGTGCCGGACTGGGTCTGGATAACAGTGGCGAGAGAGCGGAAGAAGTTCTCATCCGTCAGGGCGTCGATCAGGCGCTTCTCATATTCGTCAGGGACAAGGTAGCCGCCATTAGCGTCTGTGCCGACCTCCAGTACGTTCTGGACATCGTAGTAATTGCGCTTGCGGATGTTGTCCCAGAAGGCCTTCTTGTAGGCAGCGGATGCTCTGCCGGGTTTATCCTCCGGTTCATCCTTTGCGCCGGGCTTTCCAGTGAGCGGAGTGGAGGTTGGAGCGCTCATCATCTTATCGATCTGCTCCTGACGCTGCAGGCGCTCGATATCCTTGGTGAGGTCGGTGACTTCCTTTTCCATCTTGTCGTAGGTTGCGGCATCCTCCGCAGAGACCATGCCGCCATTCTGGGAGTGGGTGTTGAGAAACGCCTTAGCCGCTTCCCATGCCTTCGCTCTCTTTTCCATGAGTTCCATAATCTGAGTCATAATTTAAATCCTCCTTTAATGTGCGAGAAGCGAAAGGCGCTTCTCAAGATCGGTTACTGGTACCATGTTTTTATTTGCCTCCGGCTTCTTCTTAGGGATCAGCTGGGAAAGCAGTGAATCTGTGACCGCCTTGCGGGAGAAAAGCATCGGTGCGTCCGTTTCATCCTCCGGAGTAGGCTTCTCGCCGTCCTTAAAGAGAATCTCATCCGCAAAGCCGAGCTTTACAGCTTCCTTGGCGTTCATCCATGTCTCGGCATCCATGAGCTGGGAAATCTTGTGGCGGGAAAGCCCGGACTTGATTTCGTAGGCGTTCATAATGGATTCCTTGACTTCGTTTAACATGTCGATGGCCTTCTGCATCTCCTCGGTATCACCGATGGCGATGGTCGCAGGGTTGTGTACCATCATCATGGACACGGGACTCATGCAGACTTTTGTACCGGCCATAGCGATGACGGATGCCGCCGAAGCAGCAAGGGCGTCGATCTTGACCGTCACATCGTGCGGGTAGTCCATCAGCATGTTGTAGATCTGCGCAGCAGCAAAAACATCACCGCCCGGAGAGTTGATCCAGAGGGTGATGTTTCCATCGCCTGCATGCAGTTCATCGCTAAATAGCTTGGGTGTTACTTCGTCGCCGAACCATGTCTCATCGGAAATTTCCCCGTCGAGGTAGAGTGTTCGGTCGGAGCCAAAGCTGTCCAGTTCCTCGTTTCGCACCCAGTTCCAAAACTTTCTGGTCATAGTGCCTCCTTCTTTCTGAACCGGGTGCGCCCGTCTTCGGGTTCCGGCTCTGTTTGTGTTTCCTTCGTTTCATCTGGCTCCTCCTGAGCTGGTGCCGAGGCTGCGAAAATGCCTGCATCCTTGAGCTTTGTCATGTTTCCGTTGATGAGATATAGATCGCCGCCTTCCTCCTCCGGGATACGGTCGAGGTTTTCGAGCTCCCTGATATCGTTAGCGGACATCCAGCCGTTCTGGCGTCCGGTCGCATAGCCATTCATGCGGCTCTGGTAATCGCCACGCAGCAGGCCGTCCACATTGAACTTGAAGAAGTAGTCTTTCTTCTCATCCGGTGAGAGCAGGGCACGCTGCATCGACTGTTCCCATCGGCATACCCACGGGTCGAGCGTGTATTTCACGAATTCCAGCGACTGCTGCTCAATGTTTGAGAAGCTTGATTTCTCAAGGTCGCCGATCATGTGAGGCGGGATGCGGAAGATACGGGCAATCTCGTTGATCTGGAACTTTCGCGTCTCTAAAAACTGCGCCTGCTCCGGTGAGATGGAGATAGGCGTGTATTTCATGCCTTCCTCCAGCACAGCCACCTTATTGGCATTGGAGCTGCCGCCGAAGGCCGAGTTCCAGCTTTCCCTTACGCGCTCCGGGTCTTTTACCACACCGGGATGCTCTAAGATGCCTCCGGGCGTCGCACCGTTCGCAAAAAACTTAGCGCCGTATTCCTCACAGGCAATTGCCATGCCGATGGCGTTCTTGGCCATTGCAATTGGGCTGTAGCCTACGAGGCCGTCAAAACCGAGACCGGGAACATGCAGCACGTCGGATGGCTGGAGCCTTACGCGGCTGCCATTCATCGTGTGCGCTTCATCCTGTGAGGTCTGATATTCGTAATAAAGCTCTCCGTTTTCATCACGGTTGACTGACATACGAT